CAGCACAAACAGTAGCAGCAAATGCAGTAACTACAACTGCTAGTAGAACTTATGGTGTCCAACTAAACGCTAGTGACCAAGCAGTAGTAAACGTACCTTGGACTGATACTGACACTGGTATTACAGATGTAGTAGATGATACAACACCTCAACTAGGTGGAGATTTAGATTGTAATGGTGCTCAAATACAGTGGTCAAAAGGTGCTGATGTAGCAAGTGCTACTGCTTTACCTGTATTGACTGATGGTAACTATTTTGATGTTACTGGTACGACTACTGTTACTTCAATAAATGCTACTGGTGGTGCTGGAACACTAATCAAGTTACATTTTGATGCAATTTTAATATTGACTCATCACGCTACTGATTTAATTTTACCAGGTGGTGCTAATATTACTACTGCGGCAGGAGATGAGGCAGAGTTTATTGAATATGATACTGGTGATTATAGATGTACTAACTATTCTAAGGCAAGTGGCGAGGCTGTTGTTGGTGCTTCAACAGCATTAGACTCACCTAGCATAACAGGTACTCTATCTATAGATGATGGCAGTACTGTAACTCACACTATCGGTAACTGGTCTGAAGAATTAACCTATGTTATCACTCCAACTAACTGTACTGTAGGTTCAATCAATACTTCTGGTGAGTTTGTTATAACTCATACGAGTGGTGTTCCTTCTTATACTATAGTAGCTACAACTGATTCATTAGGATTAGCTGACAGTTCTTTAGTTACTAAGAATATGGTGGTTAAACTAACAGCACCTACTATAAGTAGTCCTGCTGATACGACTGTTACTACTAATGTTGTTTACACAGTAACTTCAACTGACTCTAATGATGACAAGATTATCTTAGATATGGGTACTAGTAGCTTTACTTTTGGTAGTGTTAGTGTTGGTTCTGGTACTAAAGTCGGTAATACTGTAGAGGTAACTGGATTTACTACTAATAATCCTGCTATCACTGTTCAGTTTACTGCGTTAGGTACTTATGCTTCAGTTAAGGCTAAGTCAACTAAGATTGATGGTACTTACGGTGATTCTGATTATAGTTCAACCGATAGTATTCTGATTTATGAACAACTATCAGCACCTAGTTTAAATGCACCTGCTGATTCAGATGATGCAACAGCAGTAACCTACACTATATCAAGTATTGATGCTAACGCTACTAAGGTTATCTTCGATGCTCAAAGTTCTAACTTTACTTATGGTTCAGTAGGCTCAGGTTCAGGTTCAAAGGTAGGTAACACTGTTGAAATTACTGGTTGGTCAGGTACTTCTGTCACAGTTACTTTAACTTATACTACTGCTGCAACTTATAGCAACAGAGCTAAGGTAACTAATTCGGCTAATGCTGTTTACACTGATTCAGCATACAGTTCAAGTGATAGTATTGTTATTAGTTCTTCTACTGTAGTGGCAACGGGTGGAACAATAGTGACATCAGGTGGTTACAAATATCACACCTTTACTTCTTCTGCTAACTTTAATGTAACCACAGTAGCCAATGGTGCTGTAGAAGTATTAATGATAGCTGGTGGGGGTTCTGGGGGTAGAGGTTCAGACTTCGGTGGTGGCGGTGGTGCAGGCGGTTATAGGTCAACTTCATTAACATTAACCGCTACAGGTAATCACGCTATTGTTGTGGGTGCTGGTGGTGTAAGTGCTAACAGTGGTCATTATGGTGGCTATAATGGTTCAGATTCTAAAATAAGTAATCCTACCCCTGCTATATTATTTGAAAGTTCTGGTGGCGGTGGCGGTGGTAACTCTAATAGTAACCCAGCTGCTTCTAATGGTGGTTCTGCTGGTGGTAATGGTAGGTATGGTACATCAACACCCCCAGCTGGAAACATTGGAGGGTACTCCCCAGTTGAGGGTTATGGTTCTGCTCAAGTTACAGCAGGTAATTCTAGTAATGGTAGTTCTGGTGGTGGCGCAGGTGGTCCAGGACTAACAACCAATTCTGGAACTGGTCCAACAGGAGGTCCAGGTTCTAATTCAAAAGCAACTTGGGCGACTGCTACATCTACAGGTGTTAGTGGCTATTATGCTGGTGGTGGTGGTGGAGGTGGTAACTCTAACAATAACAGCCAAGGTGGTCCAGGTGGCTCTGGTGGCGGAGGTAAGGGCGGTAACAACCAAGCTACAGACTATGGAAATGGTACAACAAACACAGGTTCTGGTGGTGGTGCTGGTGGTCACGATTCTAACGCTGGCTCTGGTGCTGGTGGTTCAGGCATAGTAATAGTGAGGTATGCGGTATGAGTCATTTTGCAAAGATTAATAGTGATAGTATAGTTACTGAAGTAATCGTAGCTGAACAAGCCTTTATTAACTCAGGTGCTGTAGGTGATTCGTTCTTATGGGTACAAACATCATACAACAATAACTTTAGAAAGAACTATGCAGGTATAGGTTTTACTTACGATTCAACTCGTGATGCTTTCATTCCACCTCAACCATACCCTAGCTGGACTCTTAACGAAGATACTTGTCAATGGGAAGCGCCAGTAGCATACCCAGATGATGATAAGATGTATAATTGGGATGAATCAACAACTAATTGGATTGAAGTTACAGAATAAGGACTATGAATGGAGCAGAGGATTGAACGCTTAGAAGCTGCAATAGAGAGACACGAGGAACAGATTATAAAACTCTTCGATAAGATATCTGGGCTAAAGAAAACCTTAGTAGGTATTCAGAATACTCTAAATCAGATTAAGTATATTGCTACTGGTATGATAGCATATTTTGTATTACAGGAGTTTGGATTCTTTGCTGCCTTCAAGGCGGTTAAAGGAGTTATATAATGTTCATTACTTTAGGCACTAAATAATGTTTTGGTTATATGTAGGTGGTATTGAAATAGCATACCTAGCTGACCCCTGGGGCTTACCAATTAATATAGTTATGTTATGAAACTACTAGCTGCACTACTACTAACTATAACCCTAAGTGGTTGCTCACCTTTTGGTATTGTAGGTAGTATGCTTACAGATGATACACCTAGTTTAGATGTGGATACACAGATAGGTAAGACTAACGAGAAGGTAACAGGTGTTAAGGCAGAGGAGTTCTCATTAGTTAAGAAGGAGACTACTGCTGATACTGTAGTAGAAGATGCTAAGATAGGGACTATATCAGCTACAGGTGATGTATCTATAGATGAACAAGTACCTGCCTGGATATGGCTACTAGCTATCTTAGGTTGGTTACTCCCTAGCCCTAGTGAGATATGGAAAGGGTTAGGTAATTTAGCATACTCAATTAAGAGATTTATAAAGGAATGATAAGATGACATATAGAGAGATTATTAATTCAGTATTACGTAGATTAAGAGAGGACACAATCAGTAGTGACTGGTCAGGTGACCTAATTGACTCCACTGGTCCTACTGATTATCAAGTGATGATTGGTGACTTCGTTAATGAAGTCAAGAGAGAAGTAGAAGATGCTTGGGACTGGACTAGCTTACGTAGAACAGAGACTGTATCTACTGTATCTGGTACTAGAACATATAACTTACCTAGCACTTCACAGAGAACTAGAATTATGTCAGTGCAAGAACAAGATAAAGGTGGGAACTTAAAACCGGTATCTTATGATTGGATTAAACAAGCACGTTACCCGAGTGAAATATCCTCACTCCCCGACTCTTTTGCTGTTGTAGGAAATAGTAGTGGATTACTTACAGCTCAGTTATATCCTAAGCCTGATGCTGTTTATTCAGTGGACTTTCACTTAACTGACCCACAGGATGATTTAACTTCCTCAACAACAAGCTTGACAATTTTTGAATATCCTGTTATACTAGGGGTATGGGCAAGAGCTATTGCTGAGAGGGGTGAAGATGGTGGTTCATTAACAGATATGGCACAGTTACAATACCAACAAGCACTAGCAGACGCTATATCACAAGATGCGGGAAGACACACAGATGAGGTGACTTGGGATGCCATCTAAACCTATACAACCTTTAGTTTTAGATTCTATTGGGATATATGGTCTCAATAGACAATCATCACCTTCAGCTCTAGAACATCAGTGGCTAACATCAGCTACTAATATTATGTTAGATGATAGAGGTAGAATTACTTCTAGACAAGGTATCAAACAACTAACAAACCTAATTGGTTCTTCATCTAGTAATAGCGATATAGTTAAATCATTAGGTGAATACATTAATACTAGTGGTTCCTCAACTCTATTTGCTGGTGCTAATGATAAAATATATAAATTGAATACAGGTAATACCCCTTATACTTTAGATGAACAGACATTCACAGGAACACCTCAGACATTAACTGATGGTAACTGGGAGTTCTGTAACTTTAATGATAACTTTTATGGTGTTCAGGCGAGTCATACACCTATTCATTATGATGGTACTAACTGGATGGACTTGGAAGATGCCTCTGGTTTCAGTAAGCCGGGTTCAGTAACTACTTTTAACCCTACTTGTTGTACTGGTAACTTTGGCAGATTATGGGTAGCAGGAGTAGCAGAGGCTAATGATGTTGTCTATTACTCTGATACTTTAATCGGTCATAAGTTTAATACTGGTGCTGCTGGTTATGTAGATATGAAGACAGTGTGGGGTGGCGATGAAGTAGTTGCCCTCTCTAGTTTTATGGGTAAGTTAGTTATATTTGGTAAGAAGAATATTGCTATCTATGATGACCCTTGGGACCCATCTGCTTCTGCTTTCCAACTCAATGAAGTTATTGAAGGTGTAGGTTGTGTAGCTAGGGATTCAGTACAGGCCCTTGGTGATGATATTATATTCTTATCTAACTCTGGTCTGCGTTCTTTAAAGAGAACTAAGATTCAAGATAAGATGCCACTTACGGACCTATCTATTAATGTTAAAGATGAGATAACTACTCATATTGTTAATGCTGATATGGACCAGGTTAAGGGTCAGTATTGTTTATGTGGTGGTTACTACGCTCTATCTTTTCCGGATAGGAACATAACTTACGTATTTGATTTTAAAGGTATTAATCCAGACCAAACACCTAGAGTAACCACCTGGAACTTCGAAACTAAGAAGACACCTAAAGCTTTACTATCTACTACTGAAGGTAAGATGTATATAGGAGGAGGTAATTCTGATTATGCGGGTAGGGTTGGTCTATATAATGGTTATTATGATGTAGAGAAGAGTGATGTAACAGCTACTTATGGTACACAATCAGCTTGTGAAACTGCAAGTAATACTTGGGAATCAACTAATTCTAAGTGTTGGGCTACAACTAATAATACATATCAGGCTGCTTTTAAGACTGTATGGTTAGACTTTGGTCAACCTTCAGTATCTAAATTACTGAAGAGATTCTTAGCTGTTATATCAGGTGGTAAGAATATGTCAGTTACTATGAACTGGTATCGTGATTATAGTGTTGAGGCTGATTCAGGTAGTTTTACTTTATCACCTACAGCAAGTGGGTCTAGTTACCTATGGGGTAGTTCAACATCTCTATATGGTGCTGCTAAATATGCACCTTCATTTCAACCTAGTGAATATAAGATGTCACTATCTAAGTCGGCTAAGGTGTTGAGAATGGAGATGCAAGGAACAGTTAATGGTTTTAAAGCGTCCCTACAGAATATGACTGTATGGGCTAAACAAGGGAAGATAAGATGAGTAATTATAATTTACAAGTAAGTTGGTCAGGTAAGGATGCACTAAGTGATTCAGATGCCGACAAAGTAATATCAGGTGGTGACTTTAACACTGAGTTCACGGCAGTTAAGACAGCAGTAAACTCTAAAGCAGAACTTAATGGTTCAGCAAGTGAAACATTTAGTGCGGTAACAGCAGCATCAGGAACAAGCACAACACAGGTGGCTACAACTGCTTTTGTTGCCAGTGCTACCTCCGCCGCTGCTTATCCAGTAGGTGCTATCTTTACTACTGTTACTGCCTATGCAGATTCAGCAGCAGTAGTTGCAGCAGTAGGTGGAACAACTTGGGTGGCTTTTGCAGCAGGTAAGATGTTGATTGGTTTAGATTCAAGTGATACTGATTTTGATACTGCTGAAGAAACTGGTGGTGCTAAGACACATACACTAACAGCAAGTGAGATACCAGACCATAATCACGTTTATAAATATGTAAACGGTCAAGGCTCAGGTAGTGGTGTGAACTTCGCAGGTACATCAACTGGTTTGCACTATACTTATACTGCTACAACAGATGAAACTGTATCAACAAGCACAAACCACTCATTAGATACCACTGGTATCGCAGCAGGAACTTACCCTGGCGGTTCAGCACACAGTATTATGAATCCATACATCGCAGTGTATATGTGGAAGAGAACGGTTTAATAGGAGAATAGATAATGTATATAACACCATATAATTTAGTAAAGAGATTCCAGAATCATTTAATGAAGATGATTATGAAACCTTTCTGGGGAGCAGTAGCAGGAGCAGCTGTTAGTGGTTTAATGCAGAATAGAGCTGCAAAGAAAGCAGCATCAGCACAGAAAGAAGCAGGTGAACAAGCATATCAGCGTTCATTACCAGGAACTACAAAAGGTTTATTTGGTGAGGCAAGTTATAGTGGTAAGGATGCCACATTATCATTAGCACCAGACCTACAAGCACAATATGATAGGCTTATGAGTAGAGCAGGCACTACTGCTGAACAAGTAGGTAAGTATTCTGCTGACCCTTTCGCAGCACAACAACAACTATATGAACAACAACGTGGTTTATTTGCTCCTCAACGAAACAAGGAAAGATTATCTAGAGAAGCTAGATTATTAGCTCAAGGTAGATTAGGTACTACCGGTGGTGCTGGAGAGATTGAAGCAGCAGAGACAGCTTATGGTATGCAAGACTTAGCTAGACAGGTAGGCTCATTTGACCAGGCACAACAAATGCTCACTCAACTAAGAGCTAGAGAAGCTGCTGATATACAACAAGGGTTGACTTTAGGTCAATTACCTATGGAGTATGCTAAGTTAAGTCAAGGTATGTCTAGTGCTATTTCTCCTGCTGCTCAGTTTGCAGGTCAACAAGCAGGACAAGCAGCTGTTGGCTTAGGTGGAACGCAAGCTGCCTTCTGGAGTCAATTAGGACAACAACAAGGAACATATAATCAACAAGGTTATAGAACTGGTTCGACACCTAGTACATTAGGAAATATGTTTAGTGGCATAGGTGGTCTATTTGGTGGAAGTGGAAGTACATCCGCACTTCAACAAGCAGGTACAAATACATCACCAACAGGTGGTATTGGATAGGAGAATAATATGGCAGTACAACAAGGACTATTTGGTGATATCTATAGCACACAAGCACAAGACCAACTAACAAGACAACAGGGTGCTCAAAACTATGGCACTGGTTGGCAAGCTATGACTAGAGCTGCGGCTGAAACTGGTGGTATGCTCGGCTCTAATTTAGGATTAGCTCTAGGGGGTATGACTCCTGCTATGGCTAGACAAAAGAAGATTGGGGAGATTCAACAAGAGTTTGCTGATTCGTCTTTTGATGACCCTAATACTTATAGTAAGTTAGCTAAGAGATTTATGGATGAGAACTTTGGAGATTTAGCTCTAAAGTCTATAGAGTTTGGAACTAACCTCCAGAAACTTCAGAAGCCTCTAGCCAGAAAGACAATCAAAGGTGCTGATGGACATCAATATTATGTAGATACCGGTGCTCGAGTATTACCTGATGTCAAGAAGAAAGCAGACTCAGAAGATGACCAGAAGATTTACAAGAATATCAGTGGATTATATGCACAGACTTTCTGTAAGGGTGGTATCATAGGTAGTGAATGTCAAGTTCCTATCGGTAACTCACGACTGCAGAAGAAGTATACTAAGACTGTTATAGATGCAGAAGGTAACTCTAGAACTATAGTTGAACTCCCTACTCCTGAAGAGTTTGCAAGTGAGTTTGGTGGTAATACATCTAGAATCTTCAGAGAGAGGACAGGACAAGAAGAAGCTACTAATGTTGTAGCTGTGACGGATTCTATTAGTGATGAAGAAATCTCTACTGCTTACAACTTAACTGCTGATGAGACTACTAAATGGTCTTCATTAATTAAAGATGCTAAAGAAGCAGGTGTTAGTGATAAATCTATCTTAGCTAAACTTGCAGACCTAAGGAAAGCAGGTGGAGAAGGAGAAGAAAAGGGTGATGTAGTTATTGGTGGTGCTACTTCTATATATCCTGAAGGCACTCTGAATGTTCAAGGTGCAGGAGCTCCTCTAAATGGTATGCAAGGATATGTTGTAGATAGAGATAACAGTCAGTTTACTCCTATGTCTAATAATAGTTTAAATCTACTATAGATATGGCACAGAATCCTTTCCTGCCTGAACCTACACAGCAACAGGGTGTAGAAGAGAGAAACCCTTTCCTCCCTAATGCACAACTTCAAACACAAGCAGGCTATTCAGGCTTAGGAGAAGTAACTCTAACAGATAAATTAGCCTTTGCATCCCAGATGGGTTTCTCTGATACATATCGTGGTATCAAACAGTTGTTCGGTGTTGATGAAGATGAGATGGCTGAGGAGCAGAAGAGATTACACTCATATCTAAAGGACCCTGAGAATGGTGGTGCAGTACAAGCTGCATATATCGCTGGTTTATTTGGTGACCTTGCAGGCTGGGTGATACCTGGTATGAAAGCTAAGAACGCTTACTCTGCTGCTAAGGCAGGTATGATTGTTGGTGCTGGTATGGGAGCCACTGGTTATGTAGATGAAGAAATAGGAATAACTAGAGCGGAACAAACTTTATTAGGTATGACTGGTGGTGGTGTCTTATCCCCTGCATTATTTAAGTTCCAAGAAACTCTATTGCCTGCTATGAAGACTGCCTATAGTGATACTCTAGGTAAGGTATCTTCTTCAGAAACTATGGGTAAGGTTAAAGATGTAGTACAGAAAGGTAAGGATACTAAAACTGGACAGACATTAGGTAGGTGGTTCGTAGATAATTATGGTTTACCTGAGAATTATGTAAAAGCCAAGAAGAATCAGAGGATTGACCACGAGAAGTACGCTTCTAAGTTTACAGATACAATTAAGAAACACTCTGAATTATCCCCTGAAGAAGATGCTCTACTATATCGTATCTTAACTGGTGAAGAATCTAAAGTACCTTCTAATCTTGCTGACCTAACTAAAGAGAGTCGTAAGTTAGTAGATGATATGGGGCAAGAGTTAGTAGATTTAGGGATATTAAATAAGTCTGTCTACAAAGAGAACAAAGGTAAGTACCTATATCGTTCTTATGAGAAGACAGTGATGCCTGCTGTTAAAAAACTAGTTAGGGATGAAAGGAAGATTAAGGTATTTGGTTCTGAGTTTATGCGTAGAGGTAAAACTGAGAAAGTTCCTGCTTCTGAGTTAGATATCTATTTAGATTCTGGTTACAAACAAGTAGGCAGTATAAATAAAAAGAGTCATACTGTATCTGTCAACAGAGATTGGACTAAGGTTGAACGTGAGGAGATGGGTGAAGTGGTTAGTTCTGCTTATGGTCTAGCTAAGACTGGTAAGTTAATGACTAATGATGTAGCTTCATTTAAGTTCTACGATACTATATCTAAAGATAAGGACATAGTGTGGGCACCAGCTACTAAATACGAACAAGCATTAGGAGCACCTGAAGGATATGTTCGTATCTCTACAGATATGGTGGGGGGAGCACCTAAGTATGGTAATCTAGCTGGTAAGTATGTACCTGAGAATGTATATAAGGACCTTAACTTTGCAGATAAGTTTAAGGCTTGGAAAGGTACTGGATTAGGTAAGTTACAACACAATATGCAGACGTGGTGGAAGAGGACTAAGACATCATTGAACCCAGTAGTGCATATGAATAATGTTATGTCTAACTTCGTGCTATATGACTTAGTAGATGCTAACTATAAGTTCTTAGGTCCTGCGGCTAGGGAATTAATCTCTAAGAGTGGTGATTTTAAGAAGGCTAATTCATTAGGTGTATTTAATGCTGACTTAATGAAGCAAGAATTAACTAACTTAGAGAGAGATGTATTCAAGACTTACTTAGGTAAGAATGCTGGAGAAGATGCAGGTGGTATCTTAACACAAGCTTGGGGTAAGACTAAATCATTAGGTAAGTATCTTAAGAAGACACACTTAGATGACCTATATGGTGCTGAAGATAATATCTTTAGACTGGGTTTATTTAAAGATAGAATAGCTAAAGGTGATACAGAGAAAGAAGCTGCACAGTTTGCACGTAAGTATATGTTAGACTATGAGATACACGCTCCTGGTGTTAAGATGATGCGTGAAACAGGGTGGCCTTTTATTAGTTATATTTATAGAGCTGCACCTATTGTAGCAGAGACAGCAATTAAGAGACCTTGGAAGATAGCTAAGTGGGGTTTAGTTCTTAACGCTGCTAATCAGTTAGGTGCTGATGTAGCTGAAGGAGATATTGAGAAGGAACGTAAGCTCCAAGAAGAGGCAAATCAAGGCTTTAAAGTCTTAGGTATGCCTGGTGCCCACACTATGATTAAAGTCCCTAGAACGGACAAATCTCAGTACCTAGATGTATCTAGATGGGTACCAGCAGGTGATGTATTAGACACTAGCTCTCAAGGTTTTGAGATTCCAGGTGTTCCTGCTCCACTTCAACCTTCAGGTGGTGCTTTAGGTGGTGTATATAAAACTATAACAGGTTTCTCTACATTCAAAGGACGTAAGGAACCAGGTGTAGGTTCTGGTGTACTTAAGGATGAGTTAGAGGGTAGAGCTGGTTTGTTCTTCTCTGAGTTCTTCCCTGGAGTACATCAATACAGAAAGGTTAAAACTTCTTTCTCTTCTGATGGTGCCTCACATCCTAGTAAAGATGATTACACTAAAGGTGAAGCCCTTCTTAATGCTATCGGTATTAAAGTTAAAGAGTTTGACACTAGGAAGATGACAGCTAGAGTGGGTTACAAATATAAGAATAGAATACAGTCTCTTAAGAGTAAGGCGAGACAATTAACCGCTGATTACTTTGGTGGTAGAGTAGACAAAGAAGTATATAAGAAAGACATCGAAAGATTAACTAATGAATTAAATACTATTTCAAAAGAAGCTAACGAAGCTATTAAATAAAGGAGTTATAGATGAAAGATAAAACAAAATCAACACCTGATGAGGGTATGCTTACAGGTAAAAAGAAGTATCCTTCTGTCATACAAGATATGTTAGATAAAGCAGAGACTGCTGAAGAAAGACAGACTATCTTAGATATGTATGAGAAGATGTATAAAGGTGGAGAGTTCATTACAGATATTAATGTAGACTTTTAAGGTTTAATATGGGCTGGTTTACTGATATTTTAGAAAACTTAGATAGACCTAGTAATGCCTTTCAGGGTTTAGTTACTGGGGGCTGGGATGATGCT